TAGGACTAGGACTCGGGCTAGGACTCGGGCTAGGACTATGATAACTCATATTTCAATTCTTAAAAATTTACTATTTAAATCTATTATCATTTTGCCATCGGTTGATCTTATTACTCCCGATGTAATAGTTCCTGCGTTTTGAGATAAATCAGATAATGCGTTAGCACTAACAGATGAAACATCTATAGCCCCGCTTGACAATTCTCTTGATGTTATAGAATTAACTTGAATCTTACTTCCGGGAATTGAATTTCCTGCAATTTCTCTTTCTGTTATAGATCCTACTTGTATTTTTGAAGACGTAATACTATTGTCTGCAAGTTTTACTGAAGTAACAGAACCTGTAGATAATTCTCTTGTTGTAATTGTATTACTTACTAATATCGAACCAATTATAGTATTTGCAATAAACTTGTTTAAAGTAATAGAAGAATTTGCTAACTCTCTAGTTCCAACTTGTGCAGCATTTAATGCAATATTTTGAGCAGTTGTATTAGCTCCGGGTGAGAATATCTGCCATTGAGATTTGTCTGGACTCAATATGTAAGTTACATTGCCTGTAATAATTAAATCGCCACCATTATAATAAGTAACATCCATTGGTAAGGATGATACTGTGTTTATTCTTGCAGTACCAGTGTTGCCTGCATATTGAGGAATGGTTTTCCATCCACCATCATAAATGTATAATCCTGCATCTGTTCCCGTTTTTCTATAAAGTTCGCCTACATTTGCAGATGCGGGCAATGTATCACTAAAATTAATTCCTGTACCTGATCCTGAACTTGAAATATAATTTGATAATAATTCCCACGCTCCACTTATAAAAATATATACAGTGGATCCTACAACAACGGTTCTTCCTGAATAATTATTAGGATCTCCTACAGCAGGTAGCGATACTAATACATCCAGTCCAGAAGGAGCATTTGATGTAATTAAGCTAGACAATGTTTTCCATTGTCCGGACAAATACATGTATATTACTGCATTTGCCGTTTCATAGAAAGTGGTTCCTTCAGGGGCAACTGCTGGTCTTACAATACCGATTGATACTGCTTGATCTCCCCGGAATCTTACCCATCTTGAATCTGATCCAACTGCTCTTGCAATTGTAGAATCTGCAGCCAATCCTGTTCCGTTTCCTACAGGATAACTAGAGTATATCCAAACATCTCCGTTATAGAATACAATTCTTCCTTGCGAATTTCCAATTGTAGGTAAAGCGGCAACTACAGGAATACCATTAACTGTAACAGTGGTATTTCCCGATCCAGTAGTTACAACAATATTTGCTGCAGACAAACCACCGGTAAAACTTGACAACTGCGCTAAAACATAATTTTCAGTAGATAGCTCTTCACCAAACCAAGTTAAAGAACCATTATCATTTAATATAAGAGAATCTTGATTGTTTAAACTAAATCCAATCTTCCCTGCATCATATCGATACATTCCGGTGTCTTTATCATTCGCCCAAGAATACCCGGGATTTAGTTTTGAGTCATCTCCTGGGGCATTATATTGTCCGCCTGTGTATAAAGAATTAAAATTATCATTTACTTTGATAAATGCGTCTCGTAATACATCCCCATCTCCACCATTAGGAGTTCCAAGATTTACGTTTGATAAATTTTTATTTGTTGGCATGATTCTTAACTTACCTTAAGATGGGTTTTAATTGCTTCTATCTCAGCTCTTAACATATTTATTTCGTCTTGCATTGACTGAATTTGTTTGGTTTGTTTCTTTTTTTGTTTATATTCTCGTAATGCAGCTAAATCCGTATTTAATATCGCAGAAGATATTGCATCCTTCACAAACCCAGGTTCATTTTCAATAGGAATATATGTATTCATTAAATTAAAGATACTGCAGATAAAGATTGTAATTTTGCTTGATAAACAGGATCGTTTGAATAAAATACAACTTTAACTTGATATGTTGCAAAATCTTCAAATTTAGCAACAGTAGTTCCGTCGTTTACTGTATATCCTAAGTCTGGTTCAAGAATTCTATAAATCTCTTCACTATAAACTTCTTCCACTCCCGCAAAAGTTTTTACGTCGGGATCAACTAATGGCATTTTTACCCAATATTTATCATATATTCCATTGGTTACAGATTTATCATTTTTAGATAATACTCGACAAAATACTTCAACGTCTGTTCCAACCTGTCGGCTTACGTTAATTTTAACTTCTAATCCTGTAGAATCAAATCCATTTGCCAATGCTACAGGTTTACTAATATATCTAGCAGCGGCTAATCCTCCGGATGGTTTTAATTCACTTGCTGAAATATCTTCAGTAAATTCTTCAATAAATGTTTTAAATACTTGTGCATGTAATAATTGTTTATCTATCATTGGACTAACATCTCTAGATTTTGATGTAATTTCAATTTCTAAATTAACATCTCCTTCTTCTTTTATTACTTGTCTTCCCGTTAAATCTGCATTTAGTCCCGGCTGTATTTCTTGAACTAAAGATTTATTTCTAGATCCCGCAGATGTTGTTTGTAGTCTATATTTAACTGATGCAGTATCTGCAAAATCTATTGCAGTAGATAACAATCGTAATCTATTATATTCTATAGTTGAATCTGTTAATGGTAAAGATTTTGCTTCAACTATAACCGTTCCCGTTTCAAAAACTGCTTTTCTAAGGATAAAGGTTAAATCTTCGTTATCTGTTCCTACCCAATTTCCCGTATTTTGTGCTTTAAATAATCTACCGGCAAAAGATTGTTTTACTGTTTTACCATTTCCGTTAGTTGCACTTAATAAACTATATCTTCCAGATTTCGTTAAGACGCAAAATGCCCATTCGCCTGGTCTTAAGTATATAGCATGTTGAAACGTAAAATTTGTAGCGGGTGCTTTACCCGAAACTGGGTCAAATACACCTATGTCTGAAGAATCTAATAAAGTGAAACTTCCTGATAATACTTCAGTTGTAGATGGAGTTCCATTTATAACTTGTCTCAACTCTACTGCCAATGGATACACAGGATCTTTTTCATATACAAACAAAGTTACGCCCGTTAGATATAGACCAAGAGGATATTTAACAGGATCAACGATAAAAGTTTGAGCTAAAGGATCTAATCTTAATTGAGTTGTATTAACTTCTAAAGTATTTCCGAGCGGACTTGTTTTTATTTTTTCTGTAGTTCTTAGAGAAATTGTTCCTGCAACTTCTGTATTTACAAGATTTAATCCATGGTTATAGAAAGTTGCTTCAGACATATATTTAGAATTTTCAACTCCAGTTGAACTGTCAGAAAAAGTTAATATTATTTCACCAACTAAAAATTTGTATCTACCATCTGAGCTTGGAATATACAACCAACCTAAAGCATTTCCTAATTGATTTGTTACAATCGGATCTCCTATATTTGCATTTGCAATCGCAGGTGCACAAAATGATGTAATATCGACACCATTACAATAAATATAAATTCTTGTATTTGGAGGCATTTGAGTTACTGCGAACCGCATCAACTCTTCCCCCGCATACATTTGATTTAATTTAGATGTTTCTCCAGTTAAATTGGTAGCCATTTATTTTAATTCCTGTTAATTCCGATTAGTGAATAATTTACCACTTTATATCCGTTTTCCATACTAATTGCATTTGGATATACTTTTTCAACTTCGTGGGCCAATACGCCATGGAATACTCCATGTCCTGCCATAGGAAGATCTTTAAATTCTTTCTTATATTCAAATTTATATATGTTAATTCCTGAATGTAATTTTGCTACAAACACTATGTTTTCTTTCATAGTAGCATCTGAGAACCATTTCTTAAGTGTGTTGCCTACATTTTTTACAGTATTCGTTACAACATTAACAACACCTTTAACAGCTCCTGTAACAACATTAACAGCTCCTTTAACAACATCGCCAACAAATTTAGTCACACCTGGGGCAATGGCATCTACAACATAATAAATTGCAATTGCAGCAGCCACGTATGGTATAGCTCCTGCCAGTGTGGTTACACTACTTGCACCTATCCATCCTGCAACTGCGTTGGATGCACCTACAATGACACCCGCAACTGCCCCCGCAACGGTACCTACAGCAGTGGCTATCGCCCCTCCTACGGTTACAAGTGCAGCTTTTGCCGATGCAAGAATTACCCCTTGTACTCCTGCAACCCCCGCAAAGTAGTTAAAGACTGTCAATCCTGCTACTGCCAATCCTGCAGCTATAAGACCAAATTGCCATGCATTTATTTTAAAACTATTTCTTTTACTAATAGTAGCTCTACCCCGTCTGTCATCAATTCCGCCAGGATTTGGATTTATAAAACCATTTGCTTCAGTTTGGTTAATAAAAACTTCCTCTGTATATTTTGCAGTAATTAAATCATTAAATAAACTATAATTAGATGCGGATGTTAGTTTTAATTCTATTTGATATGCTGCATATAAAGCATAACAAGAACCTTCTGTTGTAGATATTGCTATATTAAAGTTAGGATTTTCCAAATCTGCTTTACTAAAATCATTAAAGTTTTCTACGAGTATGCCGGATTTTAATAAAGTATCCCCATTGTCGTTAACAATTTGTGCTTTTAGATTTGCGATTTCTACGGATTGAATTCTAATAGCTTTATCTAAAGCGATAGTTGTTTTTTCAATTTTAGCAATATCTCTCATAGTAAAACGTTTATTATCTTCATATTCTATATTAACCTCAAATGCAGATGAAGCGTATGGAGGAACAGTCAATGTTGCGATTGCTAGTCTAGTCTTATCTTCCACTTCATTTTTTGTATCTGGAGTATTTTGTTCCACTCCAGTTTCTACATATAATTTATTATATGGAGAATCAAAGTTTACAGCATCTCTTGATATGAAAAGTCTATCTATTCTACCCAAATAATATGTTACATCTGCTTCCGTGTTTATGAAAGATGTTGGAAATATGGCGGTTTCAAAATTTAAATAATCACTGCCATTAATTCTTTTTGGTCTAAAATCTAAACAATCTCTTAAAACATATTCTTTAGAATCAATTACAGATTTATACGTACCTATACTTGAATAATATTCTGACGGATATGAATCTACAGTACAAGGACCATCTCCATTGTGTGTAAAGTAATCATATGTTACCAATACATTTCCTGGGATCGATGCAGTTGATCCAATATACTTTATATATCCATGATCATACCAACCATCTTTTTGCCCATCTGATATTACAAAACTGGTATCAATTGTAGAATTTACTCTTGCCCATACATTAGTATTTAGAATTGAAGTATTAGACGAAGGCGCAATTGCAAGATATAATAACCCGTTATCTATCACATAGTTATTGTAATTATATGATAAATTAGATTGCCATTTTCCTAAGAAATTACTTGTATTTGCTAGTTTATAAATTCCGTGAAAGGTAGATACATCTGAAATTTTTAAACTATAATCTATTTCCGGTGTAGTTACATTTACAAACTGGTATGCATCTGTTATAAGAGTTTTTACTCTAGGAGTTAAATTATCAGATTCAACTAAAAATTCTATATCCGCTAATCCCGTAAAAGAAGAATCTCCTAAATTAATAGATGCAATAGTAGAATCTGCAGAAATAGTAACAGACCCCTGTTCAAAATTAAATATTCCGTATTTGACTGCGCTTGTTGCCCCAGATTTTACAGAAACAATAAAGTTTGTTCTTGCCGTACTTGCAACAATCGAACCATCTCCTAAAGGAAAAGATTCAGGATAAGACAATGTCTTTGTATATATTCCGGAATTAAATATTGCATTTCTAATAACTCTAGAATAAGTTGTTTTTAAGGTTTTTACATTTTTTAAATATTTTTTAGTTCCTATTGGAAATATTAAAGCATCAGATGGTCTAGGATCTACTACAAGAAGATTTTGAGAATCATCTAATCCTTGGGAAGACACATTTGCGTAAAAGAAAGGAGCAGCATATGTTGCTGAAGTATAATGAGAAGTTGAATAATTATTAACTCCTATGATACTTTTAACTTTTCTTACGTTCAATAATCCATCTGAAAAAGGACTTCCATTTATAACTTCATAAAACGCTTTGGTGGTTGATAATAATCTAGTATAATCCGAAGAACCACTATTACTTAATATACTTTCTGCAAATCTCTTTTTAGTTTTTGATATATCTTTTCCGTCAATTATTGCCCATTGTTTATACCAATATGCAACTTCATCTACACCTGGTTCTCTGTATAAAGCATATGTTGGAGTATTTGCAACCCCATAATTTCCTAAAAAAGTATTTGCTGCAGGTGAAGAATAAAATATACTTGCAATATATTGTCCATCTGCTGAAGGGATACCATATTTTACACTCCATGCTTCCCAACTTGCAGGGGCTTCTCTAACTAATGAAAAATTGTGATAAAATAATTTAAGTTGTGTTACTGCATTTCCTAAAGAACTATCATATTCTAAATTTTTAAATACTAATGTTCCTATTTTTGTATTTGCAGCATTCGCAGCAGTAGGGTTTGTTACATTGTGCATTTCTAAATAGATTTCACCCTGCGTCAATGTTTCAGGTTTTGGTATAATCATATTACCACCTTGAATATTGACATCCGTTATTCTAAGATAATTTCCCTGAGTTGTTGTAATATTATAATTAGTTTTTGTTTCTGTAGTTATTGGTTTTGGAATTTCTATTTCTGTTGAAGAGGTTGTTGTGACTTCCTTACCACCAATATAAGCTTTACCGCCAGACACACTAAATCTAAGTGAAGGATCATTATCATACGTAGAAATGGGAGATATAATAAAATCTTTAACTACATAGTTTCCAGATTCATCATACGTTCTTGATTCTAATTCTTTTCTAATTTCTGTGGAAGTATTAATGTCTGCAACATATTCAATCTGACCTTTTTTGAATGTAAGCAATGGAATAATATTTTCTGTAGTATCTGCTTTACTTTCTGTAGTTAAATCAAAACTTGCTAAAGATAAATTTATTTTTAATCTATCTGCACCTGGGGCAAAATAGTTAGAACTTCCTATTGCAGGATCAAGTAATGAGGAATCATCTGCACTAGTAACAACTGATTCTGTTACAAATAAACCTATAGCTTTTGAAGGACTTCCTGTATTTTTATCTGGTACTATTTTTTCTAGATTTGTACGAACCAAATATCCATTTTTATAAAAATACGCAATGTCTTGAATAACGATTAAAGTCGGACACGTTGAATCTTTTGAGTATTGAATATTTTCGTTAGCTATAGATACTCCTGGTGCAACATCTATTTCAATTTCTACAGGACTTATAACAGCAGTCACGTATATATTTTTAGATATTGCAGGATGTATTAGACGATCTCCTACTTCTATTAGTGTGGTAGGATTGGATAATGAAATTACTTTAGAAAATGAACTAGTGCTAGAACTTGCATTTTTTATTATATTCAATTCTACAGATGCTGTAAGAGTAGTTCCGCTATTATTCAAAGCTTCTGTAAAAGTGTCATAAAAATATAACGTATCTTTTTCTGGAAATATACCATTATTGGCATCATTAAATCTTTTTAAACTAATAACAATAGATGGTAAATCCCCAATATCAGGATCGTTTTTTTCAAAAACAAATTCTACAAGACCAACAATATCTGTATTTTCACTAGTAACGTATTTATCTTTAAATAAAGACAAGTTTATAGTAGCACCCGTTATATCTTTTTCGTTTAGTCTTATAGTTCTTGCATCAAGATTAACACTTGGTTTAGCGCCCGTTACTTTTTGTCCGTCCGTATATAAGTAGTCCCCAATCCTTTTAATTTGATTTTGAAAGATTGTTTGTGTTTGGTTTAATTCTCGGGATTGTATAGCAACACCGGGTTTATATAAAACTTTATAATAGTTTTTGTCCTCAGTGTAATCATCAAAATATGGTGATATGCTTGTGTCGATTGCCATTCTTTTTCCTTAAAATTCTATTACAAGGTGTAAATTATCTGTTTGATTTGTTGATCTAACAACAGGCGTTCTATTCTCAATATAATAAATGTCGCCTTGCCCGGCAATAACTTCAGATTGTAATGGAGATACAACTTGCCCCGTCGCACCCGATTTTTTACCGATTACAAACTCATTTGTATTAAACTTAGTGTAGTTTTCAGTTAAATCAAAAGATCTAATAAATTTAATATATCCATTGCCCGATGTTATATTAGAAGTAACAATATATGCATTTGCTAAACTTGTACTACCCTCAATAAATTCATTTTGTAAAAAGGTACCGTTAACATTACTTAAATATATACCCGACAAGGAGTTTAACGTTGCGGCATTTGCTATGTTATTATATACATCTATTGGGTTGCGAATTATTCCTATTTTTCTATATGAGAAACTTCCTGGGAAATCTCCAAATCCCTCATTATATTCTGTTTTTGTATTAATCATTAATCTATGAGAACCAAGCTCAGATATTGAATCATATCCATGTCCATTAATGGGACTAACTATAACTTCAATGTTTGCATACTTGCCAGTTCCTATATTATCTAGGATTTTTGCTTTTGCATATCTATAATTTTTGCCTATATTAGTATAGTTAAAATCATATAATACTCCTAAATTGAACTTAGGATTTATTAATGCATTTGCTCCATCTCCTTGTATTTCTATGGTAGTGGATGTAGGATAATCTATGCCACCATTTAAAATTTTAATTTGTTCAATTGCCCCACCTTTAGCACTAAGATACACATCTAAATCTGTCAAAACTGGCATCCAATTATTTGTTAAAAATTTTAGTCTGAAGCCGGTAGTAATATTATAAAGAAACTTCCATCTGTAATTATCGGAAAGTGTTATAATATCTAAACTTCTTCCCGTTGGTTCAGCTATAGATGGTGCCCGATTATTATTGCTAATACACTTATAGACATTTAATTCCGAAGTTAAAACATAAAAAGATTTATTATAAAGATTTTCATCTTTATTATTGTATTCCTCGTATGTTGTACCATATGTCCAATCAATTCTTTTAACAACGTGAACAATATTTTCAGGAAGTATTCTTTTTAAACTAATCATTTCATCCCAAATTTTTGTAATGTTTTCTTGGCTGTCTACGGGCTCTGGAATATTTGTATCATCTGCCCAATCGTTGGGTCTTGCCAAAAACATATACAAAGAATTTCCGCTAGATAGGGAAATACTATCTATAAAATTTTTGGAATTGTTTATCTTTAATTGATTAGTTACTATATTAGGCATATTAATTATTTATTGCGGATTGGTTTCTAAAAATTCAGTATCTACAGTTAAATTTACACTACTTACATTTAAGGCATTTTTTTCGCTGTCTATACTTAAAGGATAGTATGTAAAAATATCGCAATCATCATTCGATTTGATACTTGCATAATTTACTTTTTCTGGTGAGGTCTCATTATTTATTTCACTAAAAATGGCAAATCCTGCAGGGTGTAATACATTTTTAACAGAGGTTAACCAATCTTCTATTGATTTGGAAGATCTCAAAACATAAGAAAAAGGTTGATAGTAAATATCCGAAGATTCTGATGAATACGGAGGATTTCCTTGTATAACCATATCGTTTGATATTTGCCCATATGCATCTTCCCACTCACCAGCTTTAAATGTTGATCCGCCCACAACTGCAGTTAAAATTGCTGTTTCTAAAAATGATACAATTGCATTACCCGAAAAACTGGAAAAACTATTAAGGTATGTATTTCCTGAATCTAATATTCCTACTATACCGGACCCTGTAGATAACCCATTTCCAGTATAAACTCCTAAATAAAAATACTCAGTTTGTTCAAAAATATAATCATCAACCGTTGTGAATGTTATTGCAGTTGTATTTGTAGTTGCGTTTGCGAATGGTTCAGAAAGAGCAGGAAAATTTCCATATAACTCAGTTAATCCAACGAAATCATTTGCACTCAGAGACGTTGCAGGAAACAACTCTGTAGGAGCATCCCAGCTTGTCCACGGTACTATATTATAGTACACATTTGTACCTGCAGGAACATTAATCGCGGATACTGTAAAAGTTATATTTCCGCCTTCCGTTACCTTTTGTTTATCTGAAGAAACAAGTAAAGATGCAGAAGATGTTGTTGTAGTGTCTATAACTTGAGTAGTTCCACTCAGTTGCAAAGAATATGCAAATGTAGGATATATCAACATTACTATATTTTCTAATCCTTCAACTAGATTATCTTCTAATAATGTTAATCTTACATTTGCAGTTGTATCATATGTACTATTAGCTGCAAAAATTAGATTTCCAGAAAGAGGAACATTAAATATATCAGCAGCTTGTATTCCTGTTATTATATACGGTACCGTTGTTCCAACAGGAACATTTACTGCAGATACATTGAATGTTACCGTTTCTCCCTCATAAATAGATTCTCTGTCTGGTTTTAAATAAAATTCTGCAACACTAACTTGTGTTTGAGAGGTATCTAATACTGTTATTCCTATATTCTCTGTCCTACCTGGGCCTGTTAAACGAAGAACAAAACTTTCTGTTCCTTCAGTATTCAAATCGTTAGTAATATTTAATCTTACACTACTTGTATTATTTAGTATAACAAAATTGCCAGATAAACTAGAAATATTTGTAAAATCTAAAACGCTAACACCTACTCCAGATATTGTAAATGGTACTAATGTTCCGTTTGGAACTCCTGTTGTGGTAAGAGTTATAATTACGGAATCCCCCTCTGAAAGAGTAGATCTACTATAAGTTAAGGTATATGCCATTTTTAAAATCCAGGATACTTAAAACGAATTGATCTGATATTTGGAACAGTTTCAACTTTTATTCTGTGGGAAGTGCCATTTACTGGACTTAATATATTTCCGACATATCCTATATTTAATAATGTGCCCTTTTTAATTCCATGTTCTTTAGGAAAGGTTATAGTTACTATGCCATTTTTTATACTATACGTACCTGAAATACTTGCAGTAGGCAGTCCTGGATTTACTATAATATTACTACTATAGTTAATTCCCGAATTTAATACTTCGACACTTACAATACTACCGACACTATTTACACTTGAAATTCTTGCTTTAGCAAAATTACCAGTACCTCTATTATCTTGAATTGAAACTATATCTTGCCCAACAGTATATCCTAATTTACCGTCAACTACATTTATCTTAGATACTACTGAATATAAAGTTGCTTGTAAATTAGATAAATCTAACGAATTATTTAGTAATACAGATTTAACTGCAGTAATAACTTCGCCACCTTCAAAAAATCCTTTAGTTTTATTACTATCCAAAATTAATTCATATACGTCATACCCTCCCAAATCTATTTTTTGTACAGTTGCAACAGTTGCAGTAGCTTTGGATGCACTACCTATAATTTCAGTATCTTTAAATTCAAAAATATTTTGTCTAATATCTGTTTGCTTGACTCTCAATGCTGAGTATTCTCCCCATCTACCCGAAGAAGCTTTTAAAACAACATCATATGGATAGAAGAAATCTATAGTTTCTTTGTATAAAATATTAAAAAGAATTCTATATGCATCTTCTGTTCCTTTTCTGTTATAAATTTCTCTTATTCGTTTTACTAAAAATTTATTATCTGAAATATCGGAAGATGATATATCGTTTGCGTAATTTGCTAAAAATTTACTAATCATATCTTCAGATGTTTCATCTATATCTGCATATTTAGTAATATCTTGCAACAATTCTTGCGCTTGATTATTTTGTTCTAAAAATTCATAGTACGCTTTTATAAACGTAATAAACATTTCGTAATCTGTTTGTATAAATTCTGGCAATTGATTTTCTATTAATACTGATAATCTATTTTGTATTCTTGAAAATGGATTTTCTGCTCCTTTGCCAGTATGTAAAGTGTATATTAAAGGATCTTTTAAACTACCAAATACCCCATAATTATTTGCAACGTAAAATTCTCCATCCACGTCATAAAAAGTAATTACTGTATATATGCCTTTACCGCCTCTATCAATATCTTCTTGTATTGCTTCTTTTCTAGTTAAAAATAACGGGTAGAACCAACCAGTCAAATCTCCATTGACTTGATTTGGTTTTGATGTGCCATATATTTTTAATGGCCCATATAATTCAATTGGCTCAAATACGTTGCTTATCATTTTAATTGTTTATCATGGTTATTGTTAAACCATTTAATCTTTTAGTTATGGTATCAGATTTGCCGTCATCTAAAATAAGTATTGTATCTTTAGTTGTAACTATGTCTAACGCATCTATTTTAGAATATATTCTAATATCATTTACATTCTCAATATACCCGGTTGGATTTAAACTAACAAAAGAAATTTCCCCCGTCGCATAATCTACACTACCTAACCCTGAAACTATTGTAGCATTTGTATAAAAATCTAATAGATTAATAATTCCTGTATTTTCGTTTGTTAGTTCATCTTGTAAAAATGCAGTATAAAGAACATTGTTTACTGTATAATAAAATGCAGAAGAAGAAATACTACCAGATAATAATTTATTTGAAAATTTTATTATACTATCCCCTGCATATCCATTTTGTGCGCCTATTATTGGAACTATTCTTTTATGCACTCTTATGTTGGTAACATTTCCTATTATTGAAGAATCTACCGCATCTATAATTTTAGATAATTTAGAATATACAAAAGTCTTATTAAATTTTTGTAATTCTAGTTTAAAGTAGTCTTCAATTGATGTTTTTACAAATATTTCTAGCTGGGGCAAGGTATATCTAGAATTTTTTGTCTGTACCTTTACTGAGGTATCTATTGTAATGTATATATAGTTAGGATCTACAAATTCCGGAATAATAGACATTACTTTTTTATTTGCAAGAATATTATTTTGAATATTGTTTTTAACTGCATCGCTAATAGTATACCCACCATATGGTTTTAATGATATAATTACCTTGCCATATTTTGGAGGATCATTGTCTTCTCCTCCCCAAACAGCAATAGATTCCACTAAAGGATAGTTGGCTTCGATTATTGCTTTATAATCATCTGCAGTAACCGCTCTATTATATGATGATATAAATCTAGGCGCTTTAAATTTTATTTCATCTAAAGTATCTGCAACATCCCCACCTGTTGAATTTTGTGTTGCTAGTATACTACTGTCTAAAGTGACACCACCTATTAGAATACCTAAAGAGAATGCCTGTTCTATATTACCAGAAACATTTGCAGCTTCTCCTGAACTTACTAAATATTCAATCTTAACTATATTTCCTGGATTTAATTTTTTACCCAAAACACCGTCACCAAAAAATATTTCATAAAATCCAGATGGATTTTCTTCTAAGTAATATACAATAGATGTTGGTTTTGTTTCTGCTAAATTTTCTGCTAATGTATATTCCTGTATTGTTAAGTCTGTATACGAATTTTGCACAGTAACTCTTAAAGTGCTAGTATCAATATTTCTATTAGGTATTGTATATTTTTCTGAAGGTCCCGATACATCTACTCTATACGAATATACTAAAGGTTGGCCTTCTATAATTTCTACATCTTCAAACAAATAGTCTCCGTCTTGAGGATAAATTGTCACAGGATCCAAATTTACAAATGTAAATTCTGTTCCGTTTATATTTGTTGTAAATGAAGAATATTTTGGCAAGGTTAATGATGTTGGTAATCCTATAGGATCTGGTACTGAAAAAGATACTTTTGCTCTAGCACTTCTATAAGATAAAGGAGTATACCCTAGATGTTTTGCAATAGAAACTGCAGATTGTCTCTTAACTGCAGAATCTAAAAACATTTCATTTGCAACCATATTTGCTAGATATGCGTTATAATGGGTGTTGTATGCCAACAAATCTAACAATATATTAAGACTAGATGCTTCAAAATCATAATCTTTAAAAATAAGATTATTATCTTTGTCTCTGTAGTTTGTTAAAAATTGTTTTAGATTATTTTTGATTGGATCAAAATCTAATTCCGCTAGTCTGTAATTTGCCATTATCTTACTCTGCTTATTGATGTTGTTATTGTTATCGGAGTACTAGCATTTTTTAAAGTAAAAATAATATCAATATCCAAATCATTTTTATCTTCAGATTCGTTTATAGATACTTCTATTAATCTTACTCTTGGTTCAAATTTTTCTATAGATTCCTGAATGGTTCTTTCCATTGCAATTTTAACTGCAGATGAAAAATGTTCAAACATTAAAGATCGTATTTGTGTTCCTATTTCAGGATGAAACGGTCTTTCAAAATTATTTGTTCTTAATAAATGTTTTATAGAAGTTTTAACAGCATCTTCATCCGTTTTTAGATAAAGATCTTTAGTAAAAGGATTGACCTTAAAGGAAAGGTCTAAATCTACAAATTGTCTTGTATTTATTTCTGTTGCCATATTTGTTATTTATTATGCCAAAGCTACAAAAGCTAAACGGCCGTCGGCCGCGACTGAACGATTCCAAAATGTACCAAAAGGCAATGCCGATTTAATTACTTTACCATCGACTTGAGCATATGCAATATGTATCCAAATTGCTGTTCTAATATACACCCCCTTATCATACTTTTCTTCAAATTCTAATAATAATTGTTTGAACGGTATATTATTTTTTATCCAAGTTACTATACTTACCCATTCTTCCGTGCCATTTTTGACGTTAAAATGTAGATCTACTGCGGCGCCTACTCCATGATCTGTAGTTTCAGATTCGCCTGCTACTTCTCCGGTTAATCTAAATCCACTATTAATTTTCATACTTGGAAATTTTTTCTTTATTGGATCCAAACAAGTGGTTGCTAAATTTCTTAAATTTTGTACTATCTGTTGTTCGGTTAATCCCCGTTGTGCTCGTAAAGATGATTTGACCACGTCTTTTAATGTAAATGATTTTGGGGCGGATGTTAGTTTAAAAGATAATGGAAAGTCTAAAGTACTCGCTATTTCAGTATCCAATGCTGGTACAAGATTAGATTTTGCACCCTCTATATCCCAGCTTTGTACGTTTTTTTCTGGATAATCTTTTTTTGCTCGAGAAACTATAAGTCTGCCTGCGGCATCTCGATTAGCTAATACTTTTGCAGGTACATCAGTATACGGTTTCTGCGAATTATCAGTAAAATTAACAAGTACGGTTTTAACTGTCATACAAATTTACCATTTTGATGGGGGTAAAAGATTTTTAATTGCCGCGATACCTTTGCTTATATTTTTAGCAGCAGCATCGACCGTATCCGTTGTAAAGGTTGCTATTTGTTGTGCTGCCGCTTCCGCTCCTCCCACTATTATTTGAGAAATAGTTGGTTGTTTTATTCCTGCATTTGCTAACGCTTCTTGAGTTTTTGGACCTATAACTCCGTCTACTTTTAATCCTCTAGATTCTTGAAATGCTCGTACCTCTGCATCTGTTGTAGGATATGTTGTTATATTTTTTATCTTATTTGTTTGATTTGGATTAACTGTTGTTGTAGTTGTTGTAACAGTATTTGCTACTTTATTTGTTGTTGTAGTAGTAGTAACCGTGGCGTCGGGAGTAATTGTTGTAACTGCTTTTACCTCTGGCTCGGACACTGCAGGAGATACTGGGGTAGTTTCTATTATTGTAGGAACAACATTATTATTTATTACTCCTTCTTGTGCTCTAACTTTAGCTAGATCTGCTGAATCCGGTTCACCTCCATCTGCAAAATAAGAAGATTCAGGAACAACATGTCGTTCTAGTAGTGGAATTGGTGTGTTGTCTACAGTCTTTGTTTCAGGTAAAGGAAGTGCTCCAAATGCTATTCCTCTTATAGAATTAGCTCCCATTTTTGTCTTAACTATAGCTGCATCCATTAACAACGATTGCCCACCTTTAATACTAAAAGTATTTGAAGTACCAGACTCCATTGAAAAATCTTGCGTTGCTTTTTCTGATATAGATCCGCCTTTGGCATATAAATTAATATTTTTTCCTTGTAAATTTACTGAACCTTCGGTTATTAAGTTTAAACTTTCTGTACTAGATACATTAATATTTTTTCCAACAATAGTTGCAGTGCCAGCTGTTTCTATAGAGGTATCTTTGTGGCTTGTTACTGCTAAATTACCTTCTACTACAATTTGAGCACTATTTTTAACTAACATATTCATCTTACCTTCAACAGTTAGAGAATGAGATCCTCTAACGTATGTAAGATTATTCCGATCTATTACTTCATAATTATCACCTATGACTTTTCTAACCATGGAACCATTAACGTCTATTTCAATGTAAGCACCGGACTTATGAAACACATGAATTCTTTCAGCTCCAGGTGTATTATCTAGTTCAATCACATGTCCTGCTTCTGTTTCAGTAACTTGATTATATGGGTAAGATGCACCATACTGTGCTGGAGGTTCGGACCAAGTTTGTGTAGTATTTGGTAAAGGTATTTGTGTTACTCTTTTATTACTTTTTACTGTAAAAGAATTATGTGTCATATCACCCAACGCCAATTTATTCACATCAGGGAGACCCAAATACTCATATTTTGGATATTCTTTATTTGGATCCGTAAATCCTCTACGTTTTAGTAATTCTTTGTTATTTACTATACCTTGATTGTTTGCATTTACATCTGCCAAGTATGTTAATGTGCTTTCTATATCAGTACTAAAATCATCAGAAGAACCTCCTAGTGCAGAATTAACGGCAACAAAATAATCTTTTACTAATAAACCGCTTTCAATTTTTTTATTTAATTTGTCGGAGTTACCCACACCTATAACTAATGAGGTTCCTAATAAGGCTCCTATAATTTTTGGATCATCTTGTTGTGTAATTTTGCCCGATAATAATAACGACTTATAATTAGATTCGCTTGCAGATAGCATAGAGTTATATTGAGCAGATTCTGATTTTAAAAACTCAGCTTTAGATGTAATCCCATCTTTGCCCGTCCAATTAGAATTAACGTCCGTCCATGCAGTAAGAGCGAAGTCATTTGCAGGCCTTTTTACATAACCAAGAGAAACTAATGTTTGCACACTTAATTGATATTTACCTAATCTACCATCCATGCTTTCTTTTGATATATCATTACCCGATGCTTTTTCTGAAATGGTTGAAAAAATATTTTTTAGATCTGTAGCAGTTAAAGGATATAGATCATCTTCTCTATTCACTTTGCCCGCAGTAGTTACAGGTTTATTATTCTGATCTACAACAGGACTACCGTCGCTGCTTCGGACAACATTTTTTGCAGCTTTTTTTGTTTCTTGTACTTGTTTTTTAATTGCCTCTGGTTGCTTTTCTGGTCTACCCGCAATCGTTCCTATAATCAAAGGTCTTTGAGCTTCTTCGCCATCTAAGAACCAACCAACAACCCAACTACCATTAACTATACCAACGGGGGCATGTCCTACGCCAGATGTAGCAGCAGATGTTATAGGTTGTAGGGGTATAGCCCATGGCAAATCTCTTGTTGGTAATAAAGTTACATCGTCGGTATGAAATCCAAATATTCTAACTCTACATCGACCTAATTGTTCTGGGTCATTTCTATCCTCAACAACCCCTGTCCACCATACAAATTTATTTCCAAATATCATTTTAATGCCTTATAATATTCTGTTTTAGGAAAAGAGTCTTTAACTACGTTCATAGTTATATAATGTGTTTTTGGATTTATTTTGTGAGATAAATTTGTGATTAAATAATATCCTGTATATAGTTGATCGTTTACCCTAGACGATTTTTCGTCTGAACTTATAGCTCCAGGAGATCCTTTCGGAAATATTATTTTTATAACATTTCCTGCTTCGAGGTCTGTTCTTCCAGGAACAACCATTTGCATTTTAAAATTATTTAATTCTAACATATTAGATCTTCGATTTCCGTGCATAAATTTAGATATTTCGTCAAAATTAGTTTCAAGGTTATTATGTAATTTTGGTAAACTATAATTAATTTCTATATATCCTGCAGGATTTCTTGAAGTATTGATATCAAATAACGGCACAGTATTTTTTTCGTCTAAATGAGGATACGCAAGAAATTTATTTGCATGATCATAAACAATGTTTTTAAAAGTTTTATTATACAAATTTACATCTATTAACATGCTAGAAAGATATCCCGTTCTAGTATTATCCAATTGGTCTAATGTCTTTTCTACACTCAAAGATTTTATAGAATACATAGCCTTAGATTTTTCATCAGGGCCCAATGTATTAATAAAAGATTCTGAATAAACATATGTGCCGTTTATCGCATCTTTTAGGTTTCTAAAAATTTTGTCTGTGCTGCCAAAATAAAAGCCTTTGGTTGTTTCCCAAAATAAATAGTTTGCTGCTTTATCTTTTCCCGGCAAAGATTTACTAGCAATCCAATTTATACATTGTATCGGCGTCCATCCTGGACTAACAAATTTTATTTTATTTATAGGACTATCTAAAAATGTCAATGTGGTTTTATCAACCTCATTAGTATTTTTTGAAAGCTTAGATAATGGCAAATTTCTAACACCTTGTAAATAATTCACAAAAATGTTATTAATAATTTCTTCAGGTGTTCCTTGAAATGCTTTAAAAATAGGATTTAAAGTATCATTAAATGCTTCAGTCGAAACAATATTTAATTCGTATATAATGGTGCTTCCGTCTTTTGCATATGCTTTATTTGCTATAGAATATACTTTAAATGTTTTAAATATTCTTTGGCCATCGTTTAAACTAGGAGTAACTACATTTATAAAAATAAATTCTTCTCCTATTAAAGGAAATAAAGATAATAAATTTGTACTATCAGACAGCGTCAATGTTCCCGAAACTACAGGATTAAACATGCTTTCATAAAGGTTAAGTTCAATTAGAAAATCTATTAAATCTAAACGTTTGCTTGCAGAAAACAATATTAGTTCAGATATATTTACTTGTCCTGGGGATTGTAATAATTCTTCAGCCATTATTAATTAATTGCTTTTGCATAAGTATCTATTACTTCCTGCACTATAATAGGTTTTAGTAATCGTATTCTTCGGTTAATTTCATTCTTGGTAACTTCAACCTCATAATTACTTTGAAAGTCTGTTCCTATTTCCGAATCTTGATATGATAAAGGGATATTAATTTGTTCTGTATCTGGCAAATCCACTAATATTCTTTTTGGATTTTTGTGCGTCGAATCTTCAGTTAAAAGAAAAAATGTTTCAACTTGATATCCTTTTGTATTTACTGCTCTATTAACAGTAAATACATCTTTTTCTGTACCATATTTACTAACAACTTGTTTGTATAAGTCGGCACTTGATAATGGCCATTCAAATCTGGGATCTTGTATATTGTTTACTAGTAATACCAACCAATGTAAATCTTGATTGCCATAGTATCTATATGCCAATTCTTCCGGTGTTTCTCCATCGTAAATATCATATAATTCAAAATAAGAATTATTCTCCAAAAATTCTTTTGATATTATTGCTCTTCTAAATATGTCCTTGACAACTTGTTCAGTGTCTCCGTCATCTAAGGTATATGTTATTAACGGAAACGCTTCAAAAAAATCAGTAGCCATTCATTTGTACTCCTTCAGATGTCATCTGTTCTAATTCTTGGAAGGTCAAAGTCATACCAATTTCTACAGGAGAACCATCTTGAAACGTAACAAATTGTTCTCCGCCATATTCAACAGACATATCTGTCAATGCACATCTTGCAAACTTGTGTAGATAATCGTTTGGAGAATCTTTATAAAAATATTGTATATCAAATTCAGAAGGATATACATAAAACATTTTATCACTTGTCAATTCAGGATGCATGTGTTCTTTAAATATTTTAATTATTTTTTGTATTTTTTGCGTCTCTGAATCATTTTTAGGAAAAAATCTATAAGAAAATTGAAATGTTCTATAATCTACAGACTCAAATAAAACTTCTCTAAATGGATTTACTTTTTGTCTAGTATTCAATTCGATCATATCAGATATAAGCCCACCACCTTGTTTAAGTGAAGGTATCTTAGTTAATTCTGTTAATAGTCTTGCTTGTACTTCTGGGCTATCTAGTAAAGCATTTTTTAAACTACCTCCAGCAGTTCCCTGTACTAAAAGACCGGTTAATAACCCCATATCTTTGTTGGTATAGTTAACTCCATATTTTACAGCTGGTCTTTCTGACACATGTAAAGTTACTACTTGTTTTAATCTAGAAGTTTTACCTGAGGTAAAAGAAGGACTTTTTGATAACTTATCAACTATGTGATCTACAACAAGCCCCGTTGCAAGGCCTGCAGCACCTCCAAGTAAAGCTGATTTGGCAAGATCTCTCAAATTGGAGTTTTTACCTAACATTGCCCCCGTCAACCCGCCGGCAGTTATTGCGCCTAATACAGTACCTGCATTTGTTCTAAGAAATTCCCCGCCGGCCGCTATATCGTCTTGTTCAAAATTAGATCTTCGTATTGAATCTATTCTTCTTTGCTCCTGGTCGCTTACAAAAAAATCGTCATTAAAATTTTTTGTTTTACCTTTTCTACTTTTGTCGCGAACATTGATATAAAAAGCAACATAGTGTTGCATATCTGGTTTCTGTCTTAAACCATCAGGAAACTCCAAGGTACCAATGGAATATCCCATTTTTTGGTCTTGATTTATGTATTTTCCCTCGCCTAAATTTACACGACGTTGATCTACAGTATCTGTTGGGTTACGAAGAGTCATTCTTTTTCTTTATAAATATTGTTGAATATTAATTATTTATATAGATGTTATACACCAAAACATATAAGGGCAAATTTAGAGCCAAGAATCCCGGAAAATATAGAGGCGATATCAACAATATTGTCTATAGGTCCTTATGGGAATTGCGGTTTATGAAGTGGTGCGATCTGAATGATTCAGTACAGGAGTGGGGGTCTGAGACTGTAATTGTTCCTTACATTTCTCCGATTGATAGGAAAATACATAGATATTTTGTGGACTTTTATATTAAGGTCAAGAACAAAACGGGCAGTATGCAAAAATATTTAATAGAGATCAAACCCGAGAGATTCACTAAACCTCCAGAAATCCCTCAGAGAAAAACTAAAAAGTTTATAGATGAGGTATTTCAGTATGGCGTAAATGAAGCAAAATGGAAAGCAGCATTTGAATTTTGTCAGGATAGAAATATGAAGTTTATGGTTTTAACCGAAAAAGATTTAGGGATTATAGATGCAAAATAATATATTCCAGCAAGTTAATATGAATGCCGGGGATGTCAGAAAATCCTATAACTGGTATCGAGAACAAGTATCCAATCTAGGTAAAAATGTATCTGGGACACAATTACTAAGAAATGAGAAACTAACATCTAGAATTGTTCCGGGCAATATGTACCTTTTCATGTACGATCCAAAATATAAACTTCAGTTGCCGTATTATGATGCTGTTCCGTTGGTGTTGCCCTTTAAAATAGTTAAGGATGGATTTTTAGGAATAAATTTACATTATTTGCCTTACCTAGCTAGATTTAAATTATTGGGGGAATTAAATAAATTGACATTGGATAAAACAGTAAACGAAAATACAAGAATACAAATTTCTTGGCAGATATTAAATAGCTCATCCAAATATCTAGCAGCAACTGCTTGTGTAAAGCATTATTTAAATGATCATTTAAGATCAAGATTTTTGAAAATAAATTATGAGGATTGGATTACTGCATCTATGTTACCGGTTGAAAGTTTTAGAAAAGTTAAAAAAGAAAAAGTTTGGCAAGAAGTTAAACAAAAACACGGGTACTACTAATGGCAGAAACAAAAATACAATTTTCCCCTCAAACTTTTATTTCAAATGTTAATAGGTTGGGATTATCAAAACCTAACAGGTTTGAGGTTCACATATTTTTTCCAAGAGGTATTGCTGCAGAAGCAGGCATACCAACCGCAGGGGAAAATATTGTTAGCTTATTTTGCGAAAATGCAAATTTGCCTGTGCAAAACATAGCGGTTAAACAACAAAAAATTTATGGGCCAAATTATCAAAGGCCAATTAGTGTGGATTATGGCGGAGAAGGATTACCAATGACTTTTTTAGTTGATGGTAAAATGAATGTAAAATCTATATTTGATATTTGGATTAGTAAAATTGTAGATCCAATACAATATTTTGTATACCATCCTAGTTCGTATACCTCTCAGATAAAAATAATGCAATTAGATGAAGAAGATAATATAGTGTATACTGTAGTTCTAGAAGACGCATTCCCTAGAAATGTAGGAATGCTTGAATTAAATCAGTCTATACAAAATCAAGTACACAAGCTTAATGTAACTTTTGCATATAGACGTTGGTATCCAATACACAATTTAGCTAAAGATGTATCATATCCTAAACTAGATTTATTGGCAAAAATAAAAGATGAAAGAATTAGAATATCCCCTACTGCACGTAATACAATGAATGCATTAGAAAAACAGCTTGAAGCAAAAAGAAGAAATAGATAACCATTGAGGAACATAGTATGTCTTTACCAAAATTAGAAACACCAATATATGAATTGACGTTACCTTCAACAGGTGAAAAGAAACAGTTTAGACCGTTTCTTGTTAAAGAGTATAAAATTTTATTGACAGCATTAGAATCAGATGCTGAAGAAATTAGTAGAATAGTTACTGAATTAGTAGATGCTTGCACATTTAATAAACTGGATATAAACAGCCTTGCAAATTTTGATATTGAGTATATCTTTTTAAATATGAGGGCAAAATCCATTGGGGAAATTTCAAACCTAACCCTACAATGTAAAAATTGTGATAACAAAATACCAGTTCAAATGGATTTAACAAAAGCAACAATCCAAAAATCTGCAGAACATACATCTAAATTAAAGTTGACTGAAGAGATTATTTTAGAAATGCGATATCCGAAATTTGAAGAAATGATTGATATCTATGAAAATTTTAAAACCGATAAGATTGTAAATCTACTAAGCGCCTGTATAAAATCGGTGTATACTAAAGACAAGTTATATGATGATTATACAGAAGAAGAATTGTTAGAATTTGTAAATTCTTTTTCAAAATCGCAGTTTGATATGATGGAAAGGTTCTTTCTAACCATGCCAAAATTAGTTCAACATATAGAAAAAAATTGTGATATATGCGATACACATAATGAATTAAAAATAGAAGGTCTGCAAAATTTTTTCGTCTGACCCTTTCCCATGAGGGGTTATACAATTATTTTAAATTGAATTTTTCTTTAATGCATCACCATAAGTATTCATTAACAGAAATAGAAAATATGATGCCATGGGAAAGAGATACATACGTTGCTTTACTTATAGCTAGTATAAATGAAGATAACGATAAAAGAAAACAAAAAAATCTAAGGAATAGTTAATGTTACCTATTAACACTCAGGCACAAGCAAACAATGATAAATTGATTTTAGACACCCTACAAAAACAGGGTGAAGAGCTTACTAGACAATCAAAGACTTTAGAAAAGCTTGTTAACGAATTATTCAAACAGACAAGATCTAATGAAAAAGTTAGATCTAACGCAAAAGCTCAAGCTTCTACAGATGGTCAAGAACAAGGATTTTTTGAAAAACCTATGGCAGAGCTTATGAAAGATTTGCGTAGTATGTTTAAATTTGAATCTGGCGGCAAGGGCAATGGCAAGGAAATGTTTAAATTTGAATCCGGCGGAAAGAAAAAACAATCCAAAGGTTCAACCGAAGATACTTCGAACGAAAAAGGTAAAACAAAAGGTGAAGACCAAGAAATATTAAAAGATATACTTGATAAGTTTGTTCAAATGTCGGACTTTCAAAAGCAAATGACCGCACATACTGAAACTTTAAAAATGATATCTGATATAACCAAAACAAATATAGCTATAATGAAGGATGATTTTGCCTTTGTTAAAAAATCATATGAGGATGGCGAAAGAGATAAAGACAGAGAATTACTTGCAGAACAAATCGCAGAAAAATTCGGAGTAGCTAAAGAATTAGAAGATAATCCAATTGACCCAAATAATAATGAACCTCAAGCAAAAGAAGATCAACAATCATTATCTAATAAAATGGGTAAAGCGGTAGCAGAAAATATATCAAAAGGATTTGGTACTTTACTTACAACACAAGATTTTAAGACAGTTACAGAAAAACAAACAGATAGAGTAGTAGAAGCATTGCAAGAAATTAGTTCTGCAAGGGGCTTGGGCGGCAGCAATGGCTTAGGCTTTGATATGGATTTACCGGATGGTAGAAGAAACAGTCGCGGTGTACCAGGAAACGGTTCAAGAAATCAACCTAAAGGTGGTCCTAAAGGGAAACCTGGGGGCAAGCCACCTACACCGAAAGGAAAAATACCGTTTGGTAAAATAGCATTGGGTGCTGTAGCTGGAGGAATACTTTTCGAAGGATTGACATATTCTGAAGAATTAAATAAAGAAGAAGAAGAAAAACTTCAACAATATAGAGAAGAAAATCCTGAGCAATTTAAAAATGATAAAGATATTTTAGATGATCCAACCTCAGATAAAGATGCAAAAAGAATTGCAGCTAAAAATATAAAAATGCAAGAGGATATTAAAAAATACGGAATAGATGAAGCAAAACGAAGAGCAGAAGCCAGAGATCGTATTGATGAAAGATTAAAACAGCGTAAAGATGAAAAACAAAAAGTTGAGTCTATAAAGAAAGAAAAATCAAATCAAGACAAAACAGGAAAACAATTAGATAAGCCAAAATTAAACATGGATGCAGGTCCTCAAGCCCCATTAGTAATTCCCGAGGATATGACTAACCTAAGCGATACTGGAAATATAAACAACGATATTAGTAGTTTGGCACAAACAAATGCAGAAGACGTGAATTCATCGTTGACTCCCGTTGCAGCAAAAACACCAAAATTATTAGACATCGTCACCGAAGAAAAACAAGAAATGGCAGAAAGTAAAACCGTTACACCTGTAACCATAATAAACAACAATACAAATAATGTAGGTCAAGGTGGAGGTGGGCAGTCTATGAATTTTGCTGCAGCAACCGCGGTAAATACTGACACATCAATAAATGACTTCTTTAGGTCGCATGGAAGAATATATGCATAACGTGGAAAACCCCGCACAGGGCGGGGTCAACTACTAAGTAGTTTAATCTTCAGCTAATTTTGCGAAGTATGATAATGAATCTTCGTCATCATCAAAATCCACTTCTTTAGCAGGCACCTTAACCGGTGCCTTTTCTGCCTTTTGTGTTACTCGTGCAGTAGGAACATCATCTAAGTCTACATCCGCCGCAGGTTTAACTGCCGCTGTAGATGCACCATTTAGGCCCATAACCATTTCGAATTTTTTCTTCAATTCATCATATGACTTGAAGTGTTTTTCTTCTAAGAACTGAACCAACGAATGTTGTTTGCTCCAGATTTTTTCAATCTCATCATCATTTTCAGAAATTGAGCTAACGCCATCAAATTCTGATTTATCGTAATTGCGATAACCCTCGACATTACGAATCTTCAATTTGAAGTTTGCGCCTTCCCAAAAATCGAATGGATTGATAGGTTTTTCATCTTCGAATTGAGGTTCAGCGATATCTTTAATTTTATCAAAGATTTTCTTACCGAACTTGTAAAGAAATACTTTACCTTCGTTCTCAGGATGTGCTGGGTCTTTAACAACTAGAATGTTAGTAACATAGCTAAGCTTACGCTTTTGTTTACGAGCAATTTCTTTATTTGCCTCAGATCCAGAGTTCCATAGTTCTGTGTTATATTCAGAAACAGGATCTGCTTTACCTAGAGTTGTAAGAGAATTCTCGATGTACCATTTACCTGCAGGACCTTGGAATCCATGATTCCAAATTCTAACCCATGGTAACTCCTCGCCTTTAGGAGGAGCCAAGAAACGAATAACAGCATAGCCGTTGCCTGCTTTGTCAACTTCTGGTTGCCAATAGCGGTCATCTGCGCCACGAGATTCGGATTGGGGATTTGCGATCTTTTCAACCTCTTTCATTAAAGAGTCAAATCCGCCGCGGGATTTTCTAAGATCAGATAGTGATGTAAATGCCATAATTTGCCTTTCGTATTAGCGGTGTATAAAAAGTATGTTTTGTATTATCTTCGTTTGATTTTGAGTACTGTTGCGTAATCATAATCCAACTCTCCATTGTCATCATCCATCTTTTTAGATGATGCAATATTATATATAAGATTTCGGTGCTTGTCAATAGCACTTTTTTTCTTAATTGACCGAAACTTTCTTTCTTGTTCTCGATCCAAATCTAAATTTCTTTTCTTAATGCTCATTTTAAAATTTTAAAAACTCCTAAAAATCATTCATCTTTATCAGATACTGTAATAAATGGCCAGGTTGCAACTCTTTTAGTTATGTCTGCTTGTGTATATGCTAATTTCATAAGATATCTTTGTGTTTCTTTAAGTGATATAATAGTCTGCTCTAAAAGGTGCCTAGTTATATCTAACTCTTTTTCCAAGTTATTAATTTTCTGGGCTGTTACGTCCAACTCTTCGTCTAAGTATTTCACTATACTTTTCCTTATCAAATCGTAAAAAAGGTTTATATTTTCTTATCAATCTGGAAATATCAGGCCACATAATATCGGTACTAAGATGAGTATCAAAGTCTTCCAAAAACGGATTAATCTTTTCCAGAATAACTAAAGTTTCTAGGGTAATTGTTTTCCTGAGAAATGCTTTAATTATATATGGATGTTGATTTTTTGCAATCGCGAACGCATCCTCAAAAGTCTTATTTTCAGCTTCTAATTCTTCAAGTATTGCATCTAAATCATTACTAAAAATATAAGATAAACTTTGTACTCGCTTCTGCCATTCCGTATATCGTTCGCTTGCTTCTGTATCAAATAATCCGCCCCAGCGATCTCCGGATGTAAAATTTGCAACTAGAAAATTTGCCACTTCCTCATCTGAATAAGTTTTAGATACTTTTCGTATAGAGAATATATCCTTTCGCTTAGCAAATGCTTGTCGGCTTGCTCTTATCCTACCCTTTTGTTTAATTACATCATACTGATCTGTAGTAAAGTGTAATTTAAGAGCTAGGTACATTTTATATACTGAATATTCATCCATAGTCACAGTGGTAATTTTCCTCTCTTTTTGAAGTAATTGCCTTCTTCTGCTTCTATCTGTACTCGTTCTTTTAAAGATTGATTTATTAATTTTGATATAGATTCAATATCAATATCTACTTCTGAGCAATATTGTATAATTGCATCCATATAACCTATTTTTTCTCGTACAACTCGTTCCTCAATATAAAGAGAAAATTCATTAGGGGATCTAAATTTCTTTGTTATTACTAAACTATCGGTTAAGACATACGGCTCTAATTCGTTATTCATTTTTCTTCCGGGAAAAGAATCTCATCCATAAAATTCATAAACACATTTTTATTTACCCCAATATTAACCATCATTGCTGGGGTGTGAGGATTCAATTTCTGATTCTTACAATATATGTTATGTTTATTCTTATAATCTCTACCTGAGTAGACTACACCTATATTATATAAGTAATGATCTAAGTTGTCAATAACAGTGTTTGCCAATTGGTCGAATTCTTCTTGAGTTTGTATATTACCTGCTGCTAGCATCTGAGGACTAAAAATTCGTTTAGCCCATTCTGGCAATTCTCTAGGTTTATTCCAAGAAATGTTTTCCATTTTATTTTGATACCATTTATAAATGGGGGATTGATCTACATATGAAAAATCGTGAAAGGCCCCTGTAATTTTATTTTTCCCGCATACTATATCAAATCCAAATATTGGATCGGGTGAACTATAATGAGGAAATATGCACATATGCATAACCCACATCTTTTTATGCTTTGTGGCATCTACAATTTCTATATGTGCACGCCTAAATGCTGAGTCAGTCCATAGATAATTTTTCCATACAAAATCTGTAGTATGATGCTGGTATTTTTCGTCCGTTTCTACAACATCATATGTACCGAATTTAGAAATTATATTTTCAGCAAGTTTATTAGCCTGCGGCCAAATCTCAATCATTATAGACCTTTATCATATTAATATTATGATCAAAAGCAATATTCGCTTCTTTTGCAAGAGACACATCAATTTTTTCTCTTATACCTTTTACCAGTGTTTGAATATTGTCAAACTTATAAAAATTATTACTACCTGGTAATAATTTAGCTAACATTTGTCCCCCAAATAGATCGCCCATATGTCTAACATATACATGAGCCATTATCTTTTCAGGGGCATGCCTAATACTGTGAAGATAATTTATATAATTTTCGGTAGGTCTGTTTACCATATTACTAGGTCTGTCTCCTAATAATTCGATCCAATCCATTTCAATCTGCCTTGATCTTTTAATATCTTCAATACCTTCGAATAAGTTATGTGTATCGGCATAAAATTCTAAGACTTGATATACATGAAGCAATTGAAACAAATAATCTGTATACTTAGGAACATCTACTTTACCTGCAAAAATAGATTTTAAAAATGGTTGAGATTCTGCTTCTCGATGTTTATCCGCAGTTAATTCTTTTAATGACGACATATTAACCTCTGCCTCTTGCAGGTAAGCCCAAAAACTGTCTATGATCCCATTTATAGTCTCTATATTTACCTCGTTTGTCTACATAGTGCAAAAATGCCTGGTTTTGTCTTTTACCTTTATATGCAGTTCTCCAGTGTGGTAATGTGTCGCCTTTATAAACTATCATATCACCGGGATATAAGTTAATTGCTTTTTGCTCACCTTGTAAAGTCTCAAACCAAATTTCCCATGGGTCAGGATCTATAGTAATATTAATTGTCGTGGAATATTCACAACTTGGCCTATCTGTATGTCGTTCCATTGTTGCACCGGGATAATATATTCTAGCATATGTGTATGTAGGATATAAAGATTTGCCTGTAACTTCTTCTACTACAGGTTGTAGTTGCAAAGACAGTGCTTCGTAACATAATGCCGAATAGTGGGAATAACTATTCGTAATTTGAGAATCATTGAAAGCAAACATATTGTCTTCAGATTGCCCGTTTGTCAAATATTGCAATTTTTTAACTAATTCAAATTCTAAATCTAAATGCGTGCATAGTTCTTGAGAAACAGCTTCCTTTACTACTTCATATAAGTTATCTTTAAACATTATATTCCCTTTACTCTTTTGTATTCTAATCTAAGTGTTTTAAATTCTTCAATCCAATCATCTCGTCTTTCGTTAAAAACTAATGGTTTTTCATCATCTACTCCCATAAGAATGACTAATCTAGAAACAGGTATATTAGTCATTTCTTCAAATGCAACTGCATAAGCAGAACATTGTATAAAATAGTCATGAATATCATCTCTAGTTTTTAATCTTCTAGATGATTTAAAATCTATAACCGATAGCTTACCTTTATATTTGGCAATACAATCTACAGTACCTGCAACTTGTAGATGATTAGAAAATAAAGGTTGTTCTAAAGCATATATGTCGTCAATGTCATTTAGAAGAGGTTGTAATGAATTCCACATCTCATGATCAAACATTCCTAATGGCACTTCTTCATTTAGAAGATACTTTTCACACAGTGTATGAATTCTAGTACCACGTTTTGCAGCAGTACTAGATATTTTGTTTGCTTCTTCTGCACCTACTTTATTTCGCCATGCTTGGATAATGTCTTTTTTAAGTAATCCTGTAACAGTAGTTACTGATGGATACTTATTACCCGTAGGAGTTTCATACACTCGAGTTCCGTCACTCGAAGTAACTCTTTTTAAAGTTGGGTATTCATGATGAATATGATTGAACATCAAACAAACTTGGTTAAATTTGGGGGTTTCCAACCTTCTGGTTTTAGAATTTTACCATCATCTCGACGAATAACTTTGCCTGTTTTAGAATCTATCTTGCATAGATTACTTTTTGCGACTTCATCCCATCCACCTTTAATATCGAATTTTTTCATATGACAATAACCTAGAATAACCCAGATCATATCCATACAAGCATCGAGTTGCTCAACATCGTCTTCCATATTAAAAGCTTCAATGAATTCTGTAAATTCTTCAACTATTAAATCTTTATATAGTAGTGTATTCTCGACGCTTGGTTTTTGGTCGCAAGCGTCGAGAAATATTTTCACATCAATTCCCATACTCATAATATAATTTCCTTTTAGTGTGCGAGAACTTCTTTATTGTGTTCCCAATGCTTTTTACGATCCTCAAGTCCTATTGTACCACCGTTGATCTTCTTTGTCAATAGAACAATGTCATTTTTGTCAGCAATGGCATTCAATTTGTTCTTCTGCCAAAACCAACAGGCAGATTCAATTGCACCAGGCAAAGTTTCGCAATATGCAATAGCGTCTTCTAGCGATAGTCCAATAGAATTAGCAAATGCAGTATAATTTAATTTACCTGTTAATTGTATTGCTCCTCTACCTCTATGTGCATAACCGTCACCTGACGCTTCAGGTCCGTTACCCATTCTGTTTGCATAAATTCTATTTGCAATCTTTTCTGGTTTACGCTCATACTCTTTTGCCAACGCTTCGTTTGGGAAATATTTCTTAAATAATCCCAGTAGACCCTTTGCCCCATAATTTAAATTTTCTTGTAGAACAGTAAAGTCTAAAGACTCATGTCCACATTGTGCCAAAAATGCAGCAACTCTATCTACAGTTGTTATATCATATTTTGGCAGTACTTCTTCAAATGCCTCAAACAATGCAGGTATGTTTTTGTTTCTAGACAAACATTTTTTTAATTTTTCTTCCGTGAATTCGAATTCAAAGCTCATATTTACTCCTTATTATAGTTATTATCCCATTTCATATTGGGTTTCGTATTTTAGCCTCGCTAATATATATTCCTTCACTATAGCAGATCTAACAATATCATCAATTCCGAATTCAAAAGTTTTGAAATTTGGCATCATGTCTGCAATTGCCATAAATTTTTTCAAGCCAGACATATCCGTTTTCTTGTATAAATCTGTTTGTCTAAAGTCTCCGCAGAAAATGATTTTTGATCTTTGTCCAATACGAGTCATTATTGAGTTTAATTCCATATCCGTCATATTCTGACATTCATCTACAATAATGATAGAATTGCTAAGGGTAATACCTCGAACAAACGATGTAATCATAAATTGAACACCTTTTTGTTCAACTAGTCTTTGATATGCATCTGGTCTATCAAATAAATCCCTGCAAATTTCTACGTATGGTTCTGTGTATACTTCTGTTTTTTCTTTTTCATCTCCGGGTAAATGTCCAATCTCTCTACTGGGGACAGCGGATCTAACTATTACTACTTTTTGATATTGATTCGTTTTGTCTAAAACTTCTTCTAGTGCATGATAGAGTGCAATATATGTTTTACCTGTACCTGCAACACCGTGCAATAACATAATTTTGGATTTATCGTACGCATCAAAAAAACCTTTCTGATTATCGGTTAATGGCTTAATTGTTTTCATGTCCTCTAAACATAGTCTCAACTTGTTATTTGCTAACGTTAATTGTGGAGTTTGGTTAGATTGAACTTGAAGATTTGTTTTAGTTTTTGCCATGGAGCTCTTCCTCTTTTTTTGTATAGTAAGAGAGGAGGCGACACTTATGTATTAGCCCCCTCGGTTGAAAAAAGACAAACTATCATGATTTATTTCCTACTCAATTTATCTGTAAGATTGGCTTTTATACCATTTGCATTACCAATCCTAGATAATACTTCTCGAAACCCATCATCGATCTTACGCACTCCAAGACGGATCGGATCACCTATCATCATTTGTGAATGGTGGGTTTCGCTTTTTGTTGATTTACAGGACGGACATTCTTGATTTTCCTTGTCGGAAAATTTGCAGAAAACCTCAAAGATAGTGTCGCAATCGGAACACTTTAGATCGTACATCGGCATTAATTAAACTCCTGATACATTATATATTACTATTCATTTCTGAATCTCAATTTTATCCAAAATAGTTTCTAGTGATTCCTCAAAAGAATATTTAGGAGTCCATCCCAATATATTACTAATAGCATTTATACTAGGTACACGATTTGAGACATCTTGATATCCTGCCCCATAAAATTCATTACTCGATTTAACCCGAATTTCTGCAAGTTCTGTAGTTAAATTGCGTTCTTTTAATTTAGTAATAATTTGTATAGCAACTTCTCTCACTGATAAATTATTCCATGGATTACCAATATTAAAGATTTTGCCGTCGGTAAGTTTTTCATTTAGTATAATTAATTTCAATGCTTCTACACCATCTCGTACATCGGTAAAGCATCGTTTCTGATGACCACCATCGACTAATGTAACATGATTTTTGTAAATAGCATCATCTATTAATTGTGTAATTAATCTAGAAGATCCTTCAGATGAAGCTTCAAGCGAATCCAAATAAGGTCCTTCCCAATTAAATGGTCTGAATAATGTAAATCGCATACCTTCTTTTTGATTCAATGCAAAAATAACACGATCTAATAATTGTTTAGAACAAGCATAAATCCATCTAGAATATTTAATAGGGCCATATACCAAGTCTGTGTTCTCTTCATCAAAAGGCGCTTCGCCTTTGCCATATACTTCGGATGTTGACGGAAAAATAACTCGTTTGTTTAGCTTTTGTGCAAGTTTAATAATACGAAGGTTTTCCTCAAAATCTAATTCAAAAACTCGTAAAGGTTGTTCTACATATAACTTAGGTGTTGCAATAGCTACCAATGGCATTATAACATCACACTCTGACATTAGTTTATCAACAAGATCTCTATCCTTAATAATGTCTCCCTGATGGAAAGTAAACCTACTATCCGCAGGTATCATATTTGTTCTTGTTTTATATAAATCAACTCCGACAATACTAACATGGGCAAATCTACTATCTTGTAAAATAGATGATGTAAGATGATATCCAATAAATCCGTCAGATCCTAAAATTAAAATTTTCATTATAACCTCTCAAGTTTTGGTTTGCTGTTTGTTTCTAAAATATTATATATCATTTTTCCAACGGTATCTTCACCATATGTAGTCATGATAATTTTTTGTTCTGTTCCTCTAGGTATCATAACCATATTGTTATACTTACCTATTTTAAATGTAGCATCATATAATGATGATTGTATGTGTATTTTAAAAAGTCTGTAAGGACTTTTGATTACATTATAACTAGAAATATCATCTATATTAAATTTCCCATATTCACTATTATAAATTTCTACTTGCTTTCTTTTTATATATCCATCTATAGATGCCAGGTGATATAGGTAATCAGATACCATATCTCTTTCTATTTTCCATGTATATGTGCATTTAGTTATTTGATTAACATCTTGTGCACTCATAAAAGAATCAAAAATTGTCGAGTATCTATGCTGCGATAAAATATAGGTTGGGATATCTCCCACAAGTTCTTTAGCTTGTTGTCTCTCGTCACTATTTGAAAATCCTTTTTCTACAAATATCTTGGATGGGTAGAGTGATAGACATTGTTTTAGATCTTCTAGGTGGGATTCAGTTGCAGATGATATAAAGACAGGCATATCCCGCCAAGGTAACTTTTGTATTTCTTGGCGGGATACTACTATTGGCGAAACTTTGCTACCAACATAAATAGGAGTAATCTTTAGTTTTTCTAATTTAGAACCTATAAGATTTGCCCATTTACCTGTACCATATATTATTGCATGCAGATAATTTCTCCTATATGCCCGCGTTCAACCAATTTAGCTTTGATATCATCAAATACGTTCCATGCAGTTACTACAACCAACGCACTCTTATCTAAATTTTCAGGATTAGTTATCATTATATCTGTTCCTGGAAAATAATAACCCTGTTTCAGTTCGTTATCGTCGACAACCCCAATTAGATTATTAGTCATACTTAACATATACATAGCTGTTACCGCTTTTGCTGCTGCACCATATGCAACAAATTCTCGGTCACCTATCAATGCTTTAATTTTCTTTTCTCTAGTGTCTATGAGAATCTCAATCTCTTTTCTGGATTTTTCCCAATCTATCTCAGGTTTTTCTAGAGGAATAGATACCGCAGATACTGTAGAATGTACTTTTTCTGCAACTAATCTAAAACTCAAACCATGTGTATTTACGCTCTCAACACGTAGTACTCTTAGTCCCGCTCTTTGTAATAATTTAGCAAAGGAATAACTAGAATAGTAATCTATATGTTCATGATATACATTGTCTAAGAATTTGCCATTAATAATACCTTCTTGGTCTCCACATTCTACTATTAGTTTCCCGCCCATGCGAAGAGAATTTGCAATACCTTTAACAACATCTAACATATCTGGAATATGTGCTAAAACATTGTTTGCACAAACATAATCAAAATGATTATTCCAATAAAACTTATCAACCATTTCCGAAGTAAAGAAACCAATTACAACTGGGACTCCTTTATCATGATGTTCCACCATCATGAATTGTGATGGTTCCACCCCTATTACGGAGCAGCCTTTTTTCTTAAATTGCTCTAATAGATAACCATCGTTACTGCCAATTTCTAAAACAGAACTTGATTTACCGAATCCATATTTCTGAAGTATGTCTGCTGCATAATTATCAAAGTGTTTTCTAAAAGATGCAGAAACTCCCGATTTGTATCTATAAGTCTCAAATACTGTATCTGGGTCTGGAGCGCCTGCTAACTGAAGATGACCACACTCTAGACAATTATTGAGCTCTAAAGGATGTCTATGAAAATCTGGTTTGCTAAAAAGAGCATTTGCAACAGGTGAACTTGGTAATGCTAACCAAGGAGCTATATTTGTACTATCACAGGCTCTGCATCTATTATACTTCAACATATTGTTCATGGAGAGGAGCAATTTTTACAATATCGTTATCATATGTGTCAGCATCACGTTTGTGTTCTGAGATAACTACCATAATAGAGTCAGTTTCAAAAACCATCTCATGATCAATCATGGGACCTGTTTTAAACATATCACCTTGTTTATAGTGTTCACGATGAATTTTAGTATCGCCATGATCACGCCAATAGAACATCATTTCTCCTGTTACTAAATAACAAGTGTGAGTATCAGTCTTATGATAATGATTAGCTCTCAATGCTCCGGCTTTAGACCAGATCATTTGAACATTTGCTTCGCCGTGTGTTAGGGGAAGGATAGTACCGCGGTCATCATGAAATCCATTTTCAACCGACACTCGATGAGATTGTGACATATTTTTCCTTTTCAAGTAGTTACATACCAAGATGGTATAGATCGTTTTTTCCAATTTGCTAAGTGCCGTTTAGCACCTAGGTAATAATTTATATATGCCTGTATAGAATTGCCTGGTACTTTATATTCATCAGGCATAGCAGGAGTAGGCTCTGTAAATGAGCCTGCAGGAATTCCTAGGGGTGGGGAATATAGAGAATGTAATAATCCACTAGCTTCTACCTTATGAACCTTGTCATATCTGTAGGTATATTCTTTACATAGTTCAACTAATAGTTTATGTAACCATTTATAATTTTCTTGGGATTGTCTTACCCAAATAGCAGAAGGGTGGTTGATATGAGTAGAAGCGTAAAGAATAGAGTTACGCTCATCCATAAGAGCATATGTAGTTTTCTTACGTCCAGATGGTGAACTACCCACAGAAAGGATACCATCAAGATACCGATGAGCAGTGGAAAGTAATTGGGCATATTCAAGTATCATCTTTACGACGTGTTTATCAGGGTGCATTTTAGCACATTCATGTTGATCATTATGTAGATAAAATATATTCACAGGGTTTCAATAGATTTAAGTATATTAATTATAGATTGTTTTGCTTTTGCTGATAGGGCAAAACTCGACTTAGCTTCTACTAATGCTTTAATCACCTCAATAGGTTCATATGTTTCTAATGTATTCGGTGTTACATTTTCTTTCACACCGCCGAACATATTTAAAGCAAAAATAGTCAAAAAGATTTCCTCTTCTGTATAAAGAGGAATCTTGTAACCTTTATAATAGGTTCTTCTCTCAGGGAACTTGTAAATTGTAGCGGGCATATGAAAGTCTCATTTCCCGAATATTTATAATTACTTGATAGATTTGCTAGATTCCGCTTTATCTTTATCTTCACGAAGTTCAATAAACACGGGGAGGAACAAACTTTCAACCCCAGATTTATCTTTAATACGAGCATTATATTTGACTGTGACAATTTTTCCTATTACTTTTTTGGTATATTCATCTCTCTGTTCGTCCGAATAACCTGAACCCACATTAACACGAATTACACCGTCACTTGACTCGCATACTAATGCTCCTAGGCGACCAATATTCTTACCTGTACCTTCTTCCCAATCAACGACCTTAAGCTCACATTCCAATTCACCTTTGAACTTAATTTGTTCTTTAGATCGTTTGTCTTCCCAAATACCTGTTTTGGATTTTAGAATAGTACCTTCTTGACCGTCAGCCAAGAACTTCTCAAAGATTTTCTGAGCATTGTGGATATTATCTACTTCTTTGTTCCATACTAAACTAACATAATGTCTAAATTGAGTAAACTGATTGTTGACATGAGAAATAGCATTATTCAATTTGGCAAGTCTAACATTATATGGTTCTTTGTCAATGCCCTGCGTAAATGATTCAAACGAAATAGCATCCCATAGTGTTGCTCGAACGTTGTCGGCTTCTGTTTCAGACATTGTACCTTTGATTGACTTGGACAAAATTCCATTACCTGTTTGTCGGTTAACGGGTTTACCTGCAAAGTCTGCAATTAGTAACTCACCATCGAACACCATATCTGCTTTATAATGTTCTGCCATTTTAATGAATGGAATTGAGAATGATGGATTAGGAATATTTAATTCTTTACCATTACGAGACCTAAATTCTACCGTAGTACCTTTGACGATTGCGTTGAATCGCATTCCGTCGAGTTTAAGCTGTACGAATGCTGGGAATGAGATTTTGTCGATAAGCTTTTGGTCGTATCCAGAAGCCAACATAACTGGGTATGTCGAGATAGCTCCGGGCCAAATTTTATTAACGGTTGCTTCGGAGACTCCGCACCGCATGTCTTTTGCAATAATACGCTCAATGATTTTTGCATTTTCTTTACTTACCGATCCTAAGACAAATTGTAAATGGTTAATTGCACTATTGCCCGTCATTACTCGATCAGACAATACACTAAGATTATCCAGTGCAGACTCTAAAGAAACCTGATCTTTTTCAGCTCTAGTATCATAGCTCGGTATTTTTCTAATATAAAATTGAACAAAAGGATCTAATGCTAAATAAAATACTCGCTGAAGTGTAGCGTTATTTTTATTTTTTATAAGGATCGCTTCTTTTGACAACCGAGAATTGTCGGATGCCAATTGCTCAAAAATACTGAAGATGTTGCTCATGTTTGCTCCTTTAATGTCTTATTATAACACCGTTTGGAACAAAAGTCAAGCAACTGCATCTAAAAATGGATGAAATTGTGAAGTTATAGAAAATGTAACTTTATACTGTTTTTCATCAATAATTAGCTGCTCTTTAATTTTTTCCATAGCATTTAAATCTCGAAAAACACCAATAATAGTTTTGCGTTTTACCCGATTAATTTTATCAAGATATTTTGCTTCTAATATAAATTGATTATCCATTTTTAAAAATTCTCACTTTGAGCGGGCACACCTGGAATGGCGTTTGATGAATAGTAATTAATTTTATAATCTTCTAGTGGAGCTTGCTTATAAAAATTATCTTTGGCGTAGAATGTGTAATCGTTACCAACATTAATCTCTTCTTCAACATCTGGCGTATATTGAGTTTCAAAATCATTTACTATAGCAAGTGATTCTTCGCCCTTAATTTGAAATCCACATCCTCGCAGAAACTCTGCGAAACGATTAAGTACTTCATCGATATGATATTCTTCAATCTCCATAGTAATTTTATGGTTCGATCCTTGTTCGTGAGTGAATGTAAAATTAGGCATTTTCTTTGCTCATGGTTGTAGTTGCAGTAATTGTTTCGTACATTGTCTCAAACTCTTCATGCTCTTCGAGTTCAAGACTAAAGTTTTGTTTGTGATATACTTTAGCCATACGACGGAATGTCTTTTTGGATAATTGATACTTTTCACAAATTTCTTTGATTGCTTCTCGAACAAATTCTCGTTCACCTTCGGTGCGAGTCATAGACGCACTAATTTCTTTCATGCATTCTAGAATTGCTTTACGATCTGTTGGACTTGACGGGATTGTCATAATATAATTTCCTTTTAAATTTTACGTTCAATATCTTCTTCAACACACTTATCACCATATTGGATTTCTATAATCTTCAATGGAAAATTTGTTTCATTACACAATTTATGCCATTCCCCTTGTGCAATTCCAATAGGAGCAAATCTTTCATAACTACCCCTTTTAACAATTTCATTTGTTGTTGGATGTAATGTATATACAATTGCTTGGCCTTCTGCAACAAACCAATTTTCACTTCTGTGTTCATGCCGTTGCATACTTAGACATTTACCTGGTTCTACGGTTAATTCTTTAACTTTGATCTCTGCACCATCTTCATGCAATACTCGATAATATCCCCATTGGCGTTCTGTTTTAGGTGCTTTCCATTCTTGAAGGATCCAAGAACTAGAATTCATCTTGTTCTCACCACCTACACCAAATGCAAATGACAATCTACCGCTATATCTTAGATCTTTCTCAAAATCCATTTCAGGAATATTGTCTTTGCCTCGGTCTCCACCGTTAGCAAAAATAATTTCATCATCTGGCCAAGTATCTAATGCCAGTTTAATTGCAGCTTTTGCTGAACCATCTGCATCATCAAAAATAATAGTATAATCTACCATCTTCAATGATTGAATAAGTCTAAGTCTTTCATCCAACGGCATAAACGGCTGACCTTTTTTACGAGTCAACCATTCGTCAGAATTTACTCCAACCACTAGTGTATCGCCCATAGATTTTGCTGTTTTAAAATATTGTAGATGACCACTATGTAAAGGATCAAATCCGCCTGTTACTAATACTACTTTTTTCATTAACGCCTCATACTTGAAATTGATTTTGCTTCATCATCCGTAAAAATAGGTACAGCATTTGATTTGTGCATTGTACCAATGCCCAACATCTTTGTGCCAGTATACTGAGGAATAGCTTTACTTGCTACAGCACCAGTATGTCCTGTATCTAAACTTTTGATATGTGTGTTTGTTATTCTACCCGGAGGAGTAGTTAGAGAATAAGAAAGTTTCTCGACTTTTTGTTTTGTTTTTGAGGGGGAATCATATGTCTTCATCATTTTTTCCCACTCTGCTGTCAAAGCACGATGCCTTGCGGCTTCTTCCGCATTACGAAATTTTGTTTTGCCCTTTTTCTTACCTAAAGAGGAAAGCCAAGGACCTTCAAGATGCATTGTCATATAAACTTCTCACGATTAACATAA